GAAAGATACCGGGAATTGCTCAGCGCCCTACCTCATGAAGGTGCTGTGCGCCTTGTTTCTATTCTTGAGCGCCTTAGTCGTGGATTTGCTCAAGACTTACGAACGCCGCTCTTCGGGGCGATCGACCGTAAAGAGATCATCGAAATCTTTAAGAAAGTAGTTGGTTATACCAAGTTCACGGAGTTAACGGAAATTGACGAGCACGAGCTAACAAAAGTCGGACCGTGGTCTATCATGCTACCGAGTGACCAGCTTAGGGCTGATTGCGAAGCATATCTCCGACAAACATGGAAGCCGGATCCCGCTGCGTTAGAGCAGGCAGTGTTGTCCGTGTGTGCGTTACTTCCTAGGAGCTCATTGCGACCTGTGGGTTTTACAGAGGCATTTAGTCTAATGCCAAAGGACACATCTCTTGGCTTACCATATCTCACGAGAGATCGTTCAATGGCTCAAAGTTATCTCAAGCGTGCTGAGAGTATTGAAGAGTCCACTGAGATTTATCCCTGCGTAAAGTTTTGGAGAGGGCAGTCAAAAGGGCTTAATGAGAACCCTAAGCAGCGGGTGGTGTGGGGCTTTGATCATGCTGAGACCATTCTTGGAGCTACAATATTGTATCCCGCACTACACGCGCTCCGCGTAAAGAGAGGCTTCTCTTCGTGGCTAACCCCGGATGATGTAGACAAGGAAGCTACGGAATTACTTTCTATATCCCGAGGTCGCCGGATTTACTCAATGGACTTCTCTTCTTATGACTCGAGTCTGGCTCGAGAAATGCTTGACCTGGTGGACAGGGTTTTGAAATTTTGGTTTGTGGTGGCGGTCCACTCACGAATCGACCTTCTGGGCGAGGTAAGTGCCACTGTCGGGTTGGTATTGCCTTACACCGTTATGGAAGGACGAAACGGGGGTATGCCCAGTGGTAGTGTTCTCACTAATCTGAAGGACACCATTGCTAATCTCATAGCTGGGTATTACTGTGCATATCGAAGTCGTCTCGTTGTGGATAGGTTCATGGTGTTAGGGGATGACTCTGTGTACCTGTTCTCGGGTGAAATATCCCCGGACGAGATTGCCGCCAACATGAATGAGCTAGGCCTAACATGTAACCCTGATAAACAGTTCGTGTCAACACGTTCCCTCCACTTCTTACAAAGGTGG